GTAATGTTCGGGTATGTTGTCGCTATAACAGTTTACCTGTCTACATAAATCTTGAAACGCACCCCTTTTATAAACATTATAATCAAACATCCCCATAGCGTTTTCACCCACATATGATTGAGTTCCGGCTATAGCTTGATATTTTTCAAAGTCACAGTCAACAGAATAAACACTGTTGGATTTGTTATTAGTCATCCTTCTTGTTAAACAAAGAAGAACAGCAGACCCACCACAGAATGAGCCAATTTCCATCCAGTTGCCATCTAGGTCGGAGTTCAGGGCGCACCATAGTAGACACTCCTGCTCATTAGGCCACATTCCAATAGCGTTAGGAAGCTGGTGTGGTTTAATACCAAACGGCTTAAATTTTCTCATTATGTCGGGGATTATTGTTTCAAGCATTGTTTACTATATCATAGAATATATCGTTCCATTCGTCAGCAAACCTCTTAATGGAAAATCTTTCCAGCATGGTTCGTCTAGCCTCTTTGCCTAGACTATCTCTGAGATTGTCATCACTCATTACTGCTGCTATGTACTCTTTCATTTCAGCAAGGTCGTTTGTGGCAAAGCCATTGACCCCGTTTTCAATGATTTCTGGTATGGCGCAGGTGGCGGTTGAAACCACGGCGCAGCCACAAGACATAGCCTCAAGGAGAGACATGGGGATGGGGGAGTAGGTGGACGTGTTAACGAACATTCCACAGGAGCTATAATTATTTCTTAGGTCTTCTAGCGACTCTGCCGGTTGGGACAGACCCGGAGTGTCTCCAATAGCTTTAGTCGGAATACCCGTTGTAACTTCTTTCCATACATTGTAGCCACAACACCAGTCCCGGTTTATCCAGTCGTTTACCACAGAAAGGGCGTAGCTTCCCCGCTTAACATTTTCTGTGGGTTTCCAAAAATCAGAATCAATGCCGTGATAAATGACCTTTGAACTGTCAGGATTAATACCCCACACCCTTTTGTTATAATCCGTAATGTAAACATCAACCACCCCGGTCTTAGTGGATAAAGCTTGAAGCTGCTCCTGCCCCCACTGTGGAGGGGGGAGAGTATGATGAATATTTACTATGGGGACATTAAGATAATTAGATATTCCTTCCGCTATGCCGTAATGAGCCAAAATATTTTGTGATATAATTAGGTCTATATCTAGATGTATAGGAAGCTGCTTACCGCCCATACTTTTGTCTAAAACAGAATAGTTTTCTGGAATAGGGGCGTAGTTAGTATTCCAGTCCCTTATGCCTTCTCCAGTATAGGCATAAAAATTATGTCCTGTTTTACACAAGTTTGGTTCATATCTTTCATGAGTTACAAACGTTAAAATATTAAGAGCTTCGTTATCCTCAATTGTAGCCGCTCTTGTAATATATGAAACAGGACTAATTGGCATTTTCTAGCTCTTCCTTTATTGTTTCACCTATTGATTTATAGGAATAGTTGTTTACGTTGTCCATGCCAAACTTCTTGAGAGATAAATACTCTGGAGAATTAATTGAGCCTATTTTATACATACGCCTCATAGCTTTTTGCAATTCTCTAACATCTATATTATACCAGTCTTCATACCCCGTATACAAATCTTGAAAAGTTTCCAACATACCGAACGCTGGCTCTGGGTGGGCTTTTACTAATGTTCCACCGCCGCTTTCAAGGAAGTGCTTCATTCCCCCTGTGTCCGTACATATTGGGGTGCTTCCAAACCCCATCGCGTCAAATGCCGGTATACACCACGCCTCCCCAAAGCTAGGCATGACAAAGCAATCCCCCGTAGCGTGAAGCCTACACATATCTTCTTCGGACAACCGCTGAGTAATTATAAGCTCTTTTTTGTAGTCATCAAGATTTGAATATAACTTAAGGTTGGTTTTTACTTGGTCTGATATTTCTTTTACATGGCTAAAGCACTCATCTTCACTCATGCCTGACTTATTAGCCTTTATAACTAAAGAGATTGGCTCATTCGTATCAAACTCTATATGAAATGCTTTAAGGAGGGCTACCAAGTTTTTTCTTCTAATTAACTCTCCAACAAAATAAAACACAAAGGTGTTGTCAATCTGAGGTATTTCAAATTTAGTATATGCCTTATTAAACTTGTCTGTGTCGGAGGCGTGTGGGATTATCTTAATAGGAATAGTAACCCCACTTCTAATAGAAGCGTCAACCATCTGCTGGTTTATTACCCAAGCCTCGTCCATTAAATTGATACGCTCTGCCCAAGTGGTTCTGTCAAAAGAGTCTGTCTCTGTAGCATACAAGCCTATGTTTTTCTTAAATCTTCCGTTATAATCCATATAGTGTGGCAAGACATGTTGTATGCATATGTCACAACCCTTTATGCTCTTTTGTTCTAACTCTTCAATTCTCTTGGGTATTTCTGCCTGTTTTCCGCTAAGGTTAATTGACCTGCATACTACATCTATACCAACGGAGTCCATTGCTAATATATAATCAGCGGCTGCGTGACCCCAGCCAGTCCCCTCTTTATAATGTCCTATATATAAGACTTTCATATTAAATCTTTTCGCATGCAATTTTCTACTAATTTAAATCCGCACTTCTCATAAAACGATATGTTTTTCTTAGAGCAATCAAGTATTACCTTATAACACTTTCGCTCTACAGCTAAATCCACCAAAGCGTCTATAACAATTCTTCCAAACCCCTTGCCCCTGCAACTTGAGGATGTTACTACGTCTTCTATGTGTGCCGCTATATTGCCCCTTATTTTTTGTTCAAATAAAACAGCGCCCGTAGCAACTATTTCACCCCCAACCCCCAATACTAAAATAGTATGGTTGTAGTCTTGTTGATAAATATCAAACAAATCGGAGGTTTTGTTTAAGTCAACGTGGTGAACACTCAACTGGTCTAACAGAGCCATATAATATTTTGTTAGGTCGTTTCGTTCTAGTGGTCTAAGGAACATACGTATCTCAATTTTTAGGTAGCCAACTTGGTCTAGGCTTCTTTATTATACCACATCTTACTTTTTCCCAGTGATTTTTATTCTCAGCTATTTCTAGAATTTGATAGTAAGCCTCTTCCTTATCAAACTTTTCCCATTCTGGCCTAACATGCGACCAAGAATCTTCGTTAAAGTAAAATCCGCCCATACCCCTAACGTAGTTCTTGTTATCTAAATCTCTAAGCATTCTGGCATAATCATACGAGCCTATTTTTTCAGGCTCACCTAATACGTTTGTAAAAAGCCAGTCTACATACTCTCTATTGGGAAGGTACGCAGGAATCTCGCTAGGAATATTAATTAGGCGTGGGGGTGAGTCCCAAGTGGTTTCAGGGGGCTTGATTGGAATAGCGTCAAATAGGCTTTCCCATTTCTCTGCCGTTTTGTCCCAAGTGTAATGTTGTTCGAACAGCTTTCTTGTTTGAAAACCCTTTTTTAATCTGACGGCTTCGGGAAGACTAAAGAATTTTATTAATTTCTCAACAAAGTCATCATTATCTGGAACGGCTCTCATGCACCCGGTTTCAAGCTCTTTATATAAAGCCTTAACTTTAATTGGTTCGCCCTCAAGATTAGCCACAACGCTTTCCATTGCAGAATAATCAACAGACATAAAGGGAACGCCACAGGCGGCTGCTTCTACTTGGGGAATTCCAAACCCTTCACTGTTAGCATATTGAACATACAAATCAAAGAGATTGTATATCTTGGCGAGGTCTTCGTTGGTGGTCGTTGAATGTACGCTAGATGGCTTAGCGGCAAGGTAGGAGCATCTGGGGCAGATTGTCATGGAGCCTTCAAAGAAGGCTGGATATACGTTTTGGCACTGGCTACAGCAATACGTAAATATCACTTTGCTAGAAATCCCATGCTCGTTTAACAAGCTTGGTATATCCCAACCGATATCGGGATAGCTAGTGTGGCAGTAGAGGTAGACGTTGGTTAACTGTGTTTGATTTAGAAATTCTCTAAACGAATAAAACAGGTCTGGAAAAAGCTTTCTGCGCTGGTTCCTCATTACCGTTCCAATGATTAGTGAATCAGAACTAAAACCCATGTTTTGTTTATGAGCTTTTTTGTCTGGGGTCGGAACAAATACTTTGTCCGCAGAAGGAGAGGCTACCCCTAAGCAATTGATGGAACCACCGCTTTGCTGTTTGAGAACTCTTTCTCCAAACTCCGAGTAGTTTAAAACCGTATCAGCATTAGCAAACGTATATATCCACTGTTCGTTTTGTGGTTCTGCGTCTACTGTGGGCATTAGAGACCAACTAAACATTGGCCTAAAGGGAGAGCGTTGTGTAAATTCCACCATCCAAAAGTCACGTATGTCCATTACTATATCTGGACGAAAATCTAGACACACCTCTTCAAAGCGCCACCCCCCAAAAACATTGATTTGCTTTGAGTTGAAGTCCATGACTTCAGCTTCAATGTTAGGGTTAGGATGGTTCGGATAATATTTCCAAGGTATCTGTTCTTGTCTCGAATCAATTTCAGAGCCATATACTGACAATTCTGCTAATTCATATTTATCTGTAGCAAGAAGTCGTCGCATAACTTCTTTGCCATAAATAGAATATCCAGTATTTAGAAAAGATGCCTCGTTACATAATAGTATTTTTTTCTTACTCATTTTCTCCTGATTCAGCAGAAGCACCAACAAGCTCTTCTTCTCTATTAAATCTGTCTCTATTAGAGAAAAGGTTAAAGCTGTTTACCCTAAACTTAATTCGTGAACATTTACTTCCATCTTCTTCATCCCACCGGTGCTGTCGGGCAGACGCTGACACCGCTAATTCATCACCCTTATTACAATATTTAGCGATTGTGGTAGCTCCACTATCCCACGCTTCAAAGTCTAGATAATCAACTTGCTTGGTTTTATTACCATCCTTAGAGCGTCTATACTCATTAATTGCCAGTGTAAACTTAACGACATGAGTACCATTAACAGTTAAAAGTTCTGGGTCTCGAACAAATCTTCCAACAAAAGAACAGGAATTCATTATTCAAAATCCTTTCTTAAAAAGGGTAGGGTAAGCAAATTATAACCTGAACCAATTCCGCATCTCTGGGCTAGACTTGAATAGTCTTTATCGGGGTTAGACAGAAAATAGTAAAACAAATTAGCGAAGTTATCCTCTAATTCCCTTTCGTGCTCATCAACAGGGCCGTTTAAGCAAGAAATCAGCCCCTCGGTATCTACCTCCTCTCCCTTTTCGTTGTAATACAGTATTAGCTTAGTGGAAATACTTAAGCCAAGCGCTCTGTTCAATAAGTCTTGAAATATTAACACTCGCCTTGAGTATTCTGGGCATTCTAATTCAGTAACTTTTGGCTCGTTACCATCTATGGTATAAAAATATTTTAATCCAATATTAGTTATTTCATAAAATATAGAGTAAGCCTCGGACCTATTATGAAATATTGTTTGGCTTGGAAATATTGCTAGGCAGCCATTTTTATCACTATCCTTGTGAACACTAATAAAATAATCCTGCTGCGTACAGTATTTTACGGCTTCCTGTATGATGTCGCTCATTCTATTATATCTACCTAATTTACTAATTCCAACTAAATCTGCTTTGCTTTTTGCACAACAAGTCCGTCTTTATGTTTTTGGGATTCCCCAAATATTAGCACTGTATTTTTTTCACTGATAATGCTTTTATATTCTTCCCAAGCCTCTGGGAATACTACTACATTGTCTAATTCGCACGTCCCATCTTCAACTGTTAAAAAAGCCATTTTCTGACCCTTTGACTTACCCTTCTTTATTGTCCATTCTGTAGCTCTTTTTATTTCTACAGCAAGAGAAACCTTACCCTTTTTACCACCAGCAATTTCCTTACATGTTGAATCCACAGCGCCCACATCACAGCCGTCCACCTTTGAGTAAGTAATGCTGGCACCTAAGTATTCTGCTTCTTTACTTGCTATAAAATGTGGGTCGTCTTTTATAGAATGGGGAGGATTTTTAAGCAGGGATAAAAGGTCTTCTACGGCCTCTTTTCTTTTGACAGTAAAGGTGCCGCCCCCCTCCTTCTTTGTTGGCGACAGCAGGGTTAGGGATTCAATAAGGGTTTTGCAAGACCGACAGTTTTCTCTTACCCAGTCTTTCTCTTTGTTGGTTAGAGACCCCCAAGTTTCTAAGTCATAGAGCATTTTTGAACGTGAAATATCAAGATGGCTCATCGCCCCCACAGAGACAAGCGCTGATGAGGTAGTAACCCCAATTTTGTCCGTAACATGAGTTAAAAGCGTATGCCAGTCTAGCTCGCCAACCTCTTTATTTAAGTCTTCTCTTATTTCATCAGCCGTTCTAAAGAATTTTTCTACTTGGCTTTTACCAACAAACTTTATGTCCTGTAAGCCAAAATTAATATCTTGACCATTAATACTAAATTTGGGGGTGGGATTTGTTATGGTCGGAGGAAAGACGTTGATATTATGTATCTTCGCGTCAGAAATTAATTCTCTAACTTCTGTTTGTGGGTCTTGTTTTCCATCTGAGTGATATAAATAGCTCCAATAAAAGTCTATAGGGTTGTGCGCCTTGTAGTATGCGCTCCAATAGGCGCAAATGGAGTAAGATACCCCGTGAGAAAGGTTGAACGAATATCTTGAGGATTTTTCAACCCACGAAAATATTTCTTCGGCTGTTTCATTATCAACGATTCCTTCTTCATCGGCCCCCTTTAGGAAAGTCTTTTTTACCTTCGCCATAAGGTCTGCCTTTTTCTTTCCAATGGCCTTGCGAAGGTCGTCAGCTTCCTGAAGATTGAACCCAGCCACAACCTGCGATATCTTCATCGCCTGTTCCTGATAAATTAAAACCCCCTGAGTGTTTTTTAATATTGGCTCTAAGCATTCATGAATATATTCAATTTCATCCTTACCGCTTTTTCTGTCAACATAATGCTGGGTCATAGACTTACCCTTTGATAAAGCCTTTAGACAACCCGGTCTTATAATTGAAATAAGGGCGGCAAGCTCTTCTATGTTTCGGGGCTTTGTTCTTTTAGCCCACGATTTTCCTAAATTACTTTCTAGCTGAAAAACACCCTTAGTTCTACCCTCACAGATTAAGTCCCAAGTTTTTTCGCAATCATAGTTTCCAAAATTCATACTTTATTCGCTCGCAAATGCTTTTTCAAATTTTATTTTAGGAGACAGGCTTCTATGAAGCTTCATAAACTTAACTAAGATATGCGCCGTGTCCAAGCAGTCCTGCAAGGCGTCATGTGCGCCCTCTTTACTGATGTTCATGAGGTCTCTCATAGAGTCCATACTAATAGACCTTACGTCAGGATTATTTTCCATCCACATGAATACAGTGTCCATCAAATCAATTTTATATATTGGATGGAATATTCCTTGTCGTCCGCTTTTTTTATCAACGGGGCCGTGTTCTTTACACATTCTTTCGACAATAGGCATATCAAAATTATTTATATTATATCCTGCTGCAATAGGATTAAACCAAGAGGTTCCTTTCCAGTTATGCATAGAAACAAATTTGGCAAACTTTCGCCACACAAACTTTGGAGTTGGAGCTTTAGCCAAAGCTTTTTTTGTTTTTCTGGTTATATCAAGGGCCTCGTCTTCAAGTGGGTCTAACCCCAATTGCGTAGCCTCTTCGTCGTCAAGTATCGGCCTAATTTCTGAATTGAATGTGCCGTTGCCCTTAATCTTGAGACTTTTGCCGTGTATTACTACTGCCGCAATTTGTGTTGGTTGAGTTTTATGAGGATTTCGTGAACCCGTTTCAAAATCAAAAACAACAATATCTCTGATGTTTAAAGACATGTCTTCTCCTAAACAAGTTCTTTTAAGTGTTTCAAGAATGTTTTCTTATGAACATTGTCTAATCTAACAAACAGGGGGTCTAATATTTCGTCAGCTTTATATAAAAGTAAGTCGGCGTTGCCGTCACCTGCCGCCGTAACTTTTCTAAGTGGTTTTGTTTTCTTAATAAACTTTTTCAGGTTGGCTACGGTTGTGGCCCACATTGTCTTTTTACCGTCTTGCAAAATAATATGCACCCACAGGTCTGCTTTTGTAACATTGATACCACTAGGCTTGTTTGCTCTGCAATTGTTAACTTCAATAGCTAGGTTGCCTGTTTTTTCAGCCATATAGTCATACTTTACTTCGCATGTAAATTTCTTTCTACCATACTCACAAAGAAGGTCATAGTCATATCTTTTATCGTAGTCTTCATTAATCTCACAATCAATGTTAGACTTCTCAAATACGCTACGAGCAAACTCTTCGCCCTTATTACCAAGCTTGAAGCTCATTTTTTTAGTTTTCCTTTTAATTCAAAAAACTTATCCATAGCCTCGTTGATGGTTCTATAGCATTGACTAAAAAGATATCTGGAGTCGCTACAATGTACTTGATACACCACTCTCCTGACTCTTCCTTGATAATAGTCGCTGAGAAAACAGACACACAGCTTGCCCCTGTAATCAACGGAGCACCCATCAAGTAAAATCTGCTTATACTCCCTAAATAAAGAATTTTGCACCTTGCTCATTAATTGGCCCCTGTTGAGATTTGAATATCCATAATTTTATCCAGTAAATTTACACCTAATATATCAAATTTAACGTGTCCCATAGCTTCCAAGTCAGACATTTCAAGTCCTGCTATTTTGTTGCTTCCATTTGTCTCTTTTACCATTGGGCAAACAGAGCTAAGCTCTTCGGGTGAGATTACTACTCCAGCAGCGTGTTTTCCTTGAGATTTATATGTCCCCTCAATCCTCATTGCTTGGTCAAAGTATTTGGCATATGGCCCAGTGGTATTTCCTTCTTCATCCATCTGGCAGTAATCTTTAAGAATGTCCGGCTGGTGTAATAAAGCCCACTTGATTACAGAGGGGGTGTCCATTTCTTGTAGCTGGTCTGAAATTTCTTGTTCGTGAGGCAGGCTTTTTGTTATCATGTTCATTTCATCATAAGAACACGCATCGTGAACCCTGAGAACTTCTTTAAGAGCACTTCTTCCTTGTAAGCGACCAAACGTAATCATTTGGCCGACCTTACCGTGACCATACTTCTGTCTCATGTATTCAATAACTTCTTCTCTCTTGCTGGCTGGGACATCTACATCAATATCTGGTAAAGATACGTGTCCTTCTGTCTGTCTTCCTGTTGTATAAAACCGCTCAAATATCAAACCGTATTGAATGGGGTCAACCTGAGTAATTCCTATTAAATATGACACCAAGCTTCCTGAAGCACTTCCGCGACCCGGACCCGGAAGCCACCCTTGAGAGCGAACGTAGTCTACAATGTCAGAGACAATAAGAAAATAGCTAGATAAGCCAGCCCCCTGCAAAACAGAAAGCTCGTTCTTAATTCTTTCTAGGTACTCATTCTCTGTGTCCTTGTCTGTTAGCCTGTTGCCATCTATTAATTTCTTACGCCACCCGTCTCTACATAATTGTCGCAGGTATTCGTCAGGACCGTCTTTTGAGGGGAAGGGGGGCAATACAGGGGGGCCGAGTATTTCATATTCCTCGCACATATCAGCTATTACCACAGAATTGTTCAATTCTTCCTCTGTGTGAAGCTCTGACATTTCTTCAAGCGATGGTATATGATAGTTAAAGGACTTAAAAAATACAGAAAGGCCTACGTCTTCTCCCGCATCTAACTTTTTCTTTACCTTCTTATATGTAGTTTTCATAGCTGAACACAACAATACTCTTTGGTCAGGAGCGTCCTGTTTAGTGGGGTAGTGTGAGTCAGCCGTAGCTACACATGGGATATTTAGTTCTTTACCAAGCCCTCTTAGCTTCTCTCCCACAAGACGCGCTGCCGGAGAATTTTCTTGGTCTATAAGCTGTATCTCTAAAAAGAAGTTTTTTTCACCAAATGCGTCTTGGTATCTACGAACTAGCTCTGTAGCCTTTTGCTTCCAGTTATCATCAAGGAAGCTGTTTACCTTATCGTAGGAATTGGCATTATAAGCCTGTCTCCAATCAGAAAATAAGACATTAGCCATGTCGCTTCCTAAATGGCCACTAAATGATACTAGATTTCCGTTAGCAAAACCTTTTAAGGTGTTTAAATCAAGGCGTGGCTTAAAGTAAAAGTTTTCTGGGTCATTGCTTTTTGAAGTTGCCTGAATCAAGCTCTTCCACCCAGCTTTATTTTTTGCTAAAACAACTAGATGGCTAAGAGACCTGTTATTCTTGTCCTTTACGCTAATGTCTTGAGTAAGATAAAACTCACAACCCAATATGGGCTTGATACCCTTTTCTCTCATTTCCTTAGTAAAAGCAACACAGCCAGAAATTGTGCCGTGGTCTGTTATGGCACAAGAGGTGTATCCAAGCTCATGACATCTTTCTGCCACCTGCTGTGGCTTACTGAGTCCGTCAAGCAAGCTGGCGTGTGTATGTAAATGAAGGGGAATCCAATTAGTCATATTTATTCCTACCCCGGCGCTGAGTAGTATCCAATCTTAAAGCCTGTTCTAGTGCAATCCTCTGTAGCCTTGTCAATTCCTTCGTCTTGAATCTTTTCATGTATATATCTACACATGTTAGTGTCTGTTCCGGGCCAATTGTTTTTGGCGTAATCACACAGCTTGGTACATTTCCAATGTTTTTGCTGTGGCGAAATCATACGCGGATTTATGTTGTTTTTTATTTGAGAAAATCTAGTTCTGAGTTTATCTAAAAATAGTTTTTTATCAGACCCATCAAAACAAAGACTAAAAGGACCACCATCCTTAATATAGAAAATAGTCATAATAGACTGTTCGTATTCTGGAAATAGGTGGGATATTGCATAATTATACAGCAAAAGCTGTGGGTCGTCAAGTAATTTATCGTAGGTTTTTTCTTCGCCGGTCGCCCAATCAATGCGACGACCAGTTTTCCAGTCTATGGTCTCTAGAACACCGCTAGAAGCTTCCGTCACAAGGTCAATGGTTCCCTTAATGGCTAGCGTTCCGGTCAGTTTGGAGCCGTCTGGAAGGCTGTAATCATACTTTGCCCACGGCTCATCTATAACAATATCAAAGTGGGGTTCTGCTGCTATTATATTAAGGTTTCTAGGGTCAAATTGACCATCATTATACTGCAAGCCCATCCAAGTCCATTTATTACAATCATTGTAGTCTTTTTTACTGTAGCTATGAATACAGTTAGAAGTGTAGTGATTAAAACTTCTATCAACTAATTCATTAACAAAATCTTCTGACCATATCTTTTTACTACCAACACCTATCTTTCCAAGAGCGTCTTCAGCAAATGACCTTTTATTATCTTTTAAAGCCTTACTAGCTCTTGCTAAACACTCCATCACCTTATGAACTATCGTTCCCATCTGGGCTTTTTTACCAGACGTAGACGGATGCCCCAGAACATAATTGATGTAATATTGCTGTTGGCAATATGAGTAATTATTATAAGATGAGCTTCTTATATATGTTACTAGCATAAAGTGTTACCATCCCCATTTCTGGATATTTGTTAGTAAGCATTCGTGTGTTTCCTCAATGGTCATATTTTGGTTATCAATAATTAAATCAAAGTTGTCCCAATCAAACTTATCTTTATCAAGGGCCGTTTCACTGGGGTGTTTATCTTCGGAAACTTTTCTGGTAAGTCGCACCACTTTGCCGCCGACCCTTTTGATTGCTTCCACCTCGTTACCAAACCTACAATCTCCAATTACCGACATCGCGCTTTGTTCGGTCTCTATTCTATTTATACATGCCGAAGTCCAAACATTTGGATTTATTTTTCGGCACACGTCGGTTCCAAAATATTGCATAAATTCTCTAGCAGTTAAGTTTCCCTTTTTCATGGACGGACGGGGCAGGTCTTTCCATTTAATATCGGTCTTACTATTTTTATCTTTGTCTGAACCAAAGCATTGGTTCCACCCCAGCCCAAATAAATTCATGCACATATATTTTAGGGGGTCAGCAAAATTATAACATTTTATAAAAGGCCAGATATTTGTAGAGGCATATTTAACAAATTCTTCATCCGTTCTACCAACATCAAGAACACCACCGCCCTTTTCCCCGTCTTCAGTGGACTCTATATATAACAGTCCTTCTTCGGTAATTCCAAAACTTTCTATCGTATCGTGGCTTGTTAATTGGTAGCCATGAAGAAAATTAAGACAGGATGTTTTTCCGCTCTGCTTTACGCCAGAAAGCGCTATTATTTTCTGTGTCATCGAGCAATGCTTTCTACAAACGGTTTAATGGTTCTCGAAACATCTTCGTTGCTCATTTCCCCAACGTCCTTAACTAGACTTTCCATTTCGGGGAAATGTATATTAAATAGTCTATCACATTTATTAGCAATTTGCTCTCTAGCTTTTTTTCCGGCCTCGTCATTATCCATTAATACTACTAGGTTCATCGCCCCTGAACTTTCTAGTTTTATAAGTTGACTGTCTGTAATACTACACCCAAAAAGTCCAACACAGTTTAGGATGCCCGATTCGTATGCTCGCCACACATCGCCCTGCCCCTCAACCAAAATGGCAACGCCCGTGCTTTGTATGTGTTCTTGGGCAAACCAGTAATTATACAAATAGTGTCCAGCATGAAACCCTCGGCTATTTACCCATTTTGCTTTGCTGTATTCCGTCGTGGCTCTTCCAACACAGCCAACCATTTTTTTGTAATCGTCATCATACACCGGAACCACAACCCTACCACTCATAGCTTTTGTTTTATCAACGCACAAGCCCACATCAAACCTGTCTAGCGTTTCTGCTTTATATCCTCTATTTAAATAATAGGATGCTGGTATTATAAGCCTTTTTCTTATTTCTTCCCTTCCTATATTAAAAACTGGTGGGGGTGGTCGCCTATTAAAACCACGAACCGAGTTTATAAATTTTTCTTTTTCCGCAGATAAAGCATCCGGGTTTTCTTTAAAGTCTTTAACAAATCTTTGGGAAAATTTAATCGCTTCCACAAAAGATACCTTTTTTCCCTTGTCGGCCTCTAGCAGACCTCTAATTAATCCTAGCATGGTGGGCTGGTATTCTTTTTCACAATGATGAGTCCAGCAATACCAATTGCCTATCATCCCATCTCCATCAACATATACTGTAAAAGCTGTCGTATTGTCTCCACCATGTACCGGACAGCTTCCATGTAAGTAATTGTCTCTTGGGGCATAATCCACCCCAAAATAATCTAATATTTCAATTACTCTGACAGCAAGCTGTTGGCACAGTAGGTCAATCTTCTGCTTGCTGATTCTCTGCGAGGGGGTCTCCTTCAATTTCAAACCCTTCCCTATCTGCCCTACTTTGTTTAAATAATTCATCTCTTGTAAGCCCCTCTTTTATGCGAGCCTTCTCGCCATCCATCTCCATGTTTATGTAATTCATATTTTCCATTCCCGGCCCATGTCTAGTTACTATTGGTACTAACTTTCTGTTTCCAGCGTCGGGGGAGTCGGCTTTTTCTTCCACGGACTTCTCCTTAAAAATTGTAAAGCTGGTGCATAGCCAAATTAGCCTGTCAGAGCCACTTACTACGTCTGTAGACTCTTTGGTAATACCGTCTCGGTTTAGTTGGACAAAGGCGACACAGGGGCAATCATACTCCACGCAAAAGTTATGTAGGGCAGTAATCTGAAAACCTAATGCCTGAAATTCTGCCACGTTATTTGAAAGGTGGTCTGATGTCATCAACTTGAGGTAATCATAAATTATTAGACAATCATTAACCCGACCGTTTTCATCATACCCTATTTCTTGTAAAATCCAGCGTCTAATTATTGAAAGGGTTTGGTCAAATGGCTTTCCAGATATATTTATATAATGATAAGGTGCTTCTTTTAGCTGTTCTTTTGCTAAGTTTACCTTTTCCTTTTTTGTTTGGTCATAAGAAAACTTTCCAGTGGAAATATCATTTATTGATACCCCACTTAGGTTTGCAAGCAATCTATTTTGATGGTCCTCTTTAGACATCTCGGTGTCTAACATAAGAACAGGGGTTTTTAAGTTATTTGTAACGTGCATGGCAACCACGTCGCCAAAAATACTCTTGCCAACTTTTGGTCTGGCCGCTATTAGGTCTACTGATTTTCTCCTAAAACCACCGCCAATTGCAGCGTCATATCTCGGAAAACCACTACTTATCCCTATCATCTCGCAGGGCGATTCCATGAGATGCTCTACATACTCTTCTATGTCGTCGCCCAAAATAGTTGGCTTATCATGCTCTCCCTTGCCCAGCGTGGAAGATATCTGAAAAACAGGATTCTCTGCTAAACAAATAATCTCATCAAAACTTTCCTCTCCGGTTATCTCTGAGGTTTCTGCGTATATTTGCTTTGTCGTAAGCTGTATTTGTCGTCCAAGCTGAAGTTTTCTAATCTTTAGCGCATTGGGTCTAACGTTTTCCAGATTAATAGGAAAATTAAACAGCGCTCTTAGAAATTCAGTTTCGTTTTTGGTATTAAGTATATCATAAAAGTTAAGACTTGATGCGGCAGATAGGATGGAAGATATATCTACTGAATCGCTACTTTTTAAAACCTCTAAAATACACTTAAATACTATTTGGTTGGATTCTGATACAAACGAAGAAGGGTCTATAACACCCTCAACGTCAGCAGAAGCGCTAATTCCATAATGACACAAGCCAGATAGAACTGCCCGTTCTGCCGCAACATTTTGAAGAACTTTCATACTTATTTTCTAACACAGGAGTTACATATATAGTTTTCTCTTGCATGAACGGGGTGTACGTCAAAGTTTTTGTCACATCTTGCACACTTCATTACTGTCGTCTTGAAGGCTTTTCTTTCTCTAATCGTTGGCACATACTCTGGGGTTTCATCTTCCACGCTCTTACAGTCTATGCCGCCATCAACAAACTTATTGGTTCTATTTTTGCTTATAGGTTCTGACTTTGCTCGCCTACCAGTAGAAGGCGAAGAGGAGTCTTCATTTTTTGCTGGAGCGATAAAATTTTCGTCAGACCGTTTAGGCTCTTGTTGTGACAAGCCGGAATCACTAACAGGCTCTAATAACTCATTAGCCAAATTAATTAGTTCTTGGTCTCCCATTGCTATCCCCTTTTTTAAAAGAGCTTTTGCCGTATCTATAATACTCATGAAAAGGTTTTCCTTTTGCCACAACTAAGTAGTATTTCTGCCATTCTTCGCATATCTCTAATCTTGTCTGTTAACCAAGTTACTTGACCCTGAGCATGAACCTTGGCTTTCCATATCTTATCTGCAAAATCATTGTTTTGCACAACCGCATGACACTTCTGTTCCCATTTCATATACTTGCTAAATTGTTCTGATTCTTTTGTTATAATTTTATTTAATGAGTCGTTACACCAGTCTAATACTGACGTGTGTTTATTAAATATGGATTGTACATAATTACAATAGCCACTAACAGCATAGGATTTTTCATAGCATTCGTCCGCTGTCAACTCTCTTATTTCTGATTCTGTAAGGTTTATTGTCTCCTCAACCTCATAATTTATTTTAGCCGTAAAGAGTCCGTGGTCACTTGTATACTGCTCAAGCGATTCTACGAATTTGTTAAGCTCATCTATTGAGTATGGTTTTTTCCCAGTCATATTCCGTATCAGAGTATTTAAGTATAATTATGTCTATTTCGTTTATTTCACACCAGCAAATTTTGTCTTTGTCTCTCATCCTCGACTTATAAAACTGCTCTTTTCTTTTGTGATAAAAGGGAACAAATTCATAATGCTGTCTACCATGAGCTTCTACTATAAGGTTGGCGGAGGGTATAAAGAAATCAGCATAAAGAGTTGACTTTCTGGTTGACGTAAAGCTTCCGGGTAAAGAAACTTCTTCTAGTAATTTGTGTTTTGGGAACAGTTGTTTAAGTGTCTTGCGGACTGAACCGTGAAGGTTTGAGTGAGACCTGTTCTTTGGCACATACTTTGAAAGATTCCAAGGTCTCTCTCTGCCATCAAAACCTATGGCTTTCAAAGGGCTTCCTTTATTTTTGATTCTAAGGCGGCAGACACATCCTTATTTTCTAATAAGAAGCTGTATATCTTGTCTTGTCCCTGAAACTTAACTTCTGTGTCTCCTAAGCCCTCTACTTCAAAATTATACCAAGCCCCGCTTCTGTTTATCAGACCAAACTCTAAGCCTTTATGAAGCAACTCCTGAGTTTTGTCTAAACCAATTCCGTATCGAAGCCAGCTTTCAGCCTCGCCTCCGGGGAACCCCCCAGCCGCAGAACACAGCACCTTCCAAGTTATCATTTGACCAACTTGCTCACCATCGACCTCCCAAGGCTTGATAGATTTGATTTCCATATGGGTGTCTACTTGATATCGAATTTTATTGCCACTATCAGAAATTCTACTTTTACCGTAACCGGTGGTGTTAGCGATAAAATGTGTAATCATTATAACAATGGCTCGTTGTTTTGGCACAACGTTACCCAACCTCTTTGTAAAATTACTCAAGATTTTTGGAAGCCCCGCTCTAAATTGGCCGCTAACCTCATCAAGCAATTCTCGTTCGGGTATTAAAGACGAAACCGAATCTATAATTAGAACACATTCAGGCTTGTCTCTAATGTAAGTTTCAGCAATGGAAAGGTATTGTTCTGCGCTTAGGGGCTCGTCAGTAGATTCTATTACTACTAATTTACTACTATCAAGACCCTTAATCCCACCTAAGTTTAAAGGACTAAGCCTGCCCTCAGAATTGAGATAAATGATTGGGCGATTTCCATATTCTTCTGTTTGACAGGTGGCTGCAAATTGGAGGGCCGCTGTTGACTTTCCCGTCTTGGGCAGCCCAGTAAATATCACCCAGCTTCCTTCTCTAATTCCCCCACCCAAGGCTAGGTCAATGGCTGGGCTTACCGGGATAATTTTCATGCCCTGCATTTCATCAAAAACGTCGGCTCCCGACCTGATGACGTTACCATACTTTTTGATGATTTGTTTTTCTGTTGGGTCTTTTGTTTTACTCATCTAGCTTTCTCAAATCTGTAAGCTTGTTTTTATTTCCGAATGGCTTTTTGGGTTTAGACAGAGTGTCTGAAGTTGGTAGGATGTTTGGGGTGTCTGATAGGGGGGTCTTTTTGGCTCTAGCTACCAAGCCAGTAATTCTATTGTTACGAAGTGAATAAATAGACTTTCCAGCTTTACTATTTAAGGCTTGTATTAAATCTTGTTCGTCAAATTTTTTAATAAGCCTGTTTGCCAAAGTAATCTGATACCGATAAGTTTTTTTCCACTCCCCCTTATTCCAAAACTTAAAGCCCAGAGAGCCTTCATTTTTATTTTCGGCCATCCTTAAGCACATAAGCTCTGCAAGATATTGGGCGGCTGTACAATACTCTCCAGTTGAGGGCGACTGATACTTACTCTTGTTCGTCCTGTTTTTCGTCATTAGATAACCAATTCAATATTGACTTTTTAAGCGGGGCTGGCATACGACATGTCACGGCTCCCCCTTCAATGATTGATTTTTCAATTAAGCATTCTTCATTACCAAGCTTAGTTCTGGTTTCTGTTTGTATTACCGTAAGCTCCGGCACCTTCCAGTGTCTTACTGATAGGGAGTTGCCGGACAAGGTGCCTACAACAAAAGAGTGCATAGTTTCTTCTGAGAATAAAAACCCGCTAGCACCCTTGCAGAAATAATAACCATCACAGTTTTGGGGTATATGCTCAATGTGGGACCGATACTGTACACACATTTCTTTAATATGTAAGTTTCTATCTGCGCAGTATTTTTTTAGTCTTAACCACGCACTAGCGGGTTCTGTATCTGGTCTGCCGTCGTCTTGATAAATCGTTTCCCCGTTAGACAGCTTAACAAACCAAATAGGGTTATCAGCAGCATAGCTGAATAGATACTTATCCCACTCTTTGCAAACGAGCCCCATACCTATTCCTTAATCTTATGAATAAACTTTCTAGCCTTGTCAGGCGTTTTGTCAGGCATCACCTTTCGCCTGTCGTCAGCCAAGCTTGATGCGGCCTCAGTCATAACTACAGAGCCTCTCGCGCCCTTACCTAGCAAGCTATCAACATTTGGCATAGTACCCTTTGCTAAAGTGGAGATATGCTCATCAATAACCTTTTGGGTTTTACCGATGTCTTGAGACAACTCTGACAGACTAAGGGTGTCAGCGTTATTTTCTATGTAAAACTTATCGGCCTTGGTTAAGGGGGTGGGTTTTGTGGAACTCTTTTTAGCCATTATGATGGCTCCTTTCTGCTAAAATTAAAGAAGACCTATCTCTTGTTTTAAGATATCGAATATAAAGATTAAATGCCTTTTCAGAAGTTTTCTTAAGGGTTGAGTCTTTTCTTTTATTTATATATGGCCCCCAAGGGTCAAATAAAGCTCCTCGATACTGTAATATTAAGTAAGCTATCTTTCCAGTTACATGTTCTATTTTTCTAGCCACGGCCTTATCCACTAAAGACTCTTCGCCTTTTCTGTCGTAGTTAATAATAGCTGGCTTAGCTGGCTGTAGTGACTCAAAATCTATTGGTTTATCATTCATTAAATATCTCTTTTACTTTTGCGAGCTTGTCCTTAAGTCCCTTGACACATTCTACCATGTCTTTTCCAGAAACCGATAACACTACGCTGGCGGGTATTCCATATTTCTTTAAGTCTTCTGGGGGCATGGCGTTACCACTACACTCACCTGTAAGCATAAGTGGGTGAACAGAAGTTACAACTCGTACCTGTACAATGGCCTTGTGGGGAGCAAGATTTTTTTCACAAGAATTGCTCATGCCTATTTTTTGCCCTTCATAATATATGAAGCCTTTTGGTGCTTAGTCATCTTTTGGATTTCTTGGCGCGTGGCGGGGGCTCCTTGTGCATACCAAGGCTCTTCTTTTTTATTTTTCTTCTTTTCTGCGTCTAACTCTTGAATCTTATCCTTGCCCAGCTTTTTGGAATTTCTTTCCGAAGCCTGACCAAGCGTGGTGGATTCTCCTCTAATTATTATTATAGGCTCGGAAATGACTTTGTAAAGCTTAAATTTTCCGCAAGAGGGGCATTTTTTTTTCGGGCTGTCATTGCGATTCTGCTTTGTTTCAAATTCATGGTCACACTTTTTACACTTGTATTCGTATATTGGCATTTTAACCTAATCTGTTTAATATCTTAGATATTATATCACTTCTTACAATGTCTGTTTCGTCCAGTCTAATAATACCAACACCTTCTAAGCCCTCTAGCTTATGGGCGCAGTTTTTAAGAGCACCCTGTAATGATTCTGAGAGGTCGCTTTGTTTGGTGTCCCCATTAATAACAGCTTTAGAATTCCTACCCATTCTAGTAAGAAACATTTTTAGCTGCCCATATGTAATATTTTGAGCCTCGTCTAATATCATAAAGCAGTTATGAAAGTTTCTTCCTCTCATATATTCTAAGGGGCAGATTTCAATATCACCGGAATTTCTTCTGGCAGAAATCTCATTATGGCTCATATATATCTTCATCTCCTCTAAAACGGGGAGTAAATAGGGATGCATTTTTTCTGCAAAAGTTCCCGGCAAATACCCCAGTCCCTTAGAGCCTGTTTCAACTACGGGTCTAGTGATAATTATTTTATCTACTTTTGCGGTCGTCAAATACTCACAGGCCAACCCTACAGCAATAGAGGTCTTACCAGTGCCTGCTGGCCCTGTGCATATCGTTAAATCTTGTTCCGCAATAGCCCTAATATATTCGCCCTGATTTTTTGTTTTGGGTTTGAGTTTTCTTTTTTCATGGTAAGTTTTATTATTTGGATTATTTGGTCTGTTTGGGTTATTTTTTCTTTTTCTCATATTTTATTTGCCTGACGAGCCGAATCCCTCATCACCCCTTTGCGTTGAGTCTAGCGTCTCTGTTTCTTGCAAGCTAAAATCAGAAACTGCTTGAATTAACATTTGTGCTATTCTATCTTTTTGAGATATATGAAAGATTTCATTAGAAGAGTTATATAAACAAACTTTGATTTCCCCTCTATACCCAGAATCTATTACCCCCGCAAAGACATCTACGCCTTTCTTTACGGCTAGACCAGAACGAGGCCAGACCAGACCCACAAAGCCATTAGGAATGCTCATGGCAATTGAGGTTGAAACCACACCCCTTTCTCCGGGTAAAATAGATATGTCTTCAGAGGAATATATATCCCATCCTGCGTCGTCCAAATTAGCCCTTGTGGGAACAACGGCTTTATCTGTAAGTTTTAATATTTGAATTTTCATTATGATTCCTAAATAATATCACAGGCTCCCCCGGCACAACTAATCTCCTGCTCTGGTTTTACATTGTCCTCTTCTTCAATAACTCTGGTGTAGTCTACCGGCCTGTATAGCCTTTTTAAATCTACCCACTCCTTCCAATTATAAACATCTTTCATGCAATATGTCAGCTTTTTAATGTTTCCGTCTAAGTATCTACCAGCAAACTTTTTACACCTTGCAATCCACTCTTTCTTTGCTCCGCCCTTTACTGTTTGACCCACCCCTAACAAAGAGTCACAGGCAGCCCATAAATTGTCTTCCCATAAATCAAGAGCCACTTCTATTAGACCACTAGCAAACATCGCGCCGTCACCATAATGAGACACCATTTCGCTAGGAAGGTATATGGTTGTGAAGGGAGCTTGGGGATAATCCTTGTCTCCGCTAACAGGCAGTAGGGCAATACCACAAAAATACTTTCTGTGCTTGTATATAAAACGTTCTGCCTGTTCCCATTCTTCTGGCTTCACATTAATTGTATTTGAAACATTATGGTTGAGCCAAGGCTGAGTGCATAGAGAGTCTGTTTTGCCTACCATTACCCAGTTTTGCTGAGTGCTT